ACGGCAAAGCCTGTCGCATCGGCACCAGATCAGACCGCTGGCATGTCGACCTTCGATAAGCTCGCGGCCGGCGCCGGATCTGCAATCACTGACCTGGGCCTTGGCCTGAAACAGCGCTTTGATGAAGGCGCCGCCTACCTTGAGCGCAAGCTTGGTGGCCAGTCTATGAACAAGGCGCTGGGCCTTCCCAATGCCAGTGATGTTCTGGCCAACACGAACGCAGCCGTGGCGGAAAAGCGCGCTATTGATGCCCCGCTGGTGTCGTCCGGTGCTGGGCGTGTCGGCGCCATTGGCGGGAAAGTGCTTGCGGCCATCCCAGCGTCATTCATCCCGGGCGGCCAAACGCTGGCAGGCTCTGCGCTGAGCGGCGCTGCCTTTGGGGCGGCTGAGCCGACACTCGAAGGCGAGTCGGCACTGAAGAATACTGCTCTCGGAGCAGTTGGGGGCACCGTTGGCTATGGCGTAGGCAAAGGTATCGGCGCAGTTGCTGGAAAAGTCAGTCAGCGCTTGGCCGCCAAGGGGTCGCAGAACCAGATGTTGGACGATGCAATTGCGAGCGCCCGGGATGCCGGCTATGCGATCCCACCATCACAAAGTAACCCCAATAGCGTCGTCGCCAACGTACTTGATATCGCTGCTGGTGGCCGTCCAAAGATGGCGCAGGCAGCGGCGATCAAGAACCAGGGCGTGACAAACAGCCTGGCCGCAAAGGCGCTTGGGTTGCCAGAGAATACCCCGCTGAACAACAGCGTACTGGATCAGGTGCGCCGTGACGCGTTCACGAATGGATATGCCCCGGTGCGCGCTGCTGGCGACGTCACGCCCGGCCCGGCGTACACCCAAGCGCTAGACGCCATCGAGCAGGCATCGAAAGGTGCCTCCCGTAGCTTCCCGAGCGCCGTCAAAAACGAAATTCCGGATATGGTCGATTCGCTGCGTGTTGGCAAATTCGATGCCGGCGATGGGTTGCAGATGTCGCAGATCCTGCGTGATGCTGCAGACAAGGCGTATGCGAGCGGTGATAAGGCGCTCGGCAAGGCAAATCGGGATGCCTCGAAGGCAGTCGAGGATGCAATCGAAGAGCATTTGCAATCGGTTGGCATGCCGGATGCGCTTGCCGCCTTCCGCGATGCCCGCAAGCTGATTGCCAAGACCTACACGGTGCAGAAGGGCTTAAACGACACAACCGGCAACGTGTCGGCCAAGGCTATCGCTACGCAACTGAAGAAGGGGAAGCCTTTGACCGATGAACTTGAGTCGATCGGCCGAGCGGCACAACTCCCGGGCAACAGTTTGCGCGACATGATGTACGCCACGCCGGCTGGTTCGCAGCTTGAAAGCGTGCTTTCGACCGGTGGCGCGATCGCATCACACAATCCATTGCTGCTCGCGATTCCGGCTGCACGAAGCGGCCTGCGTAGCCTGATGCTCTCGGATTCCGTGCAAAAGGCTATCCCTGCCCCAAGTTACCAAAGCAACTTGCTGCGCGCTTTGGCGAGCGATCCGGCGCGCATCGGAGTAAATGCTGCCGGTATCTCGCTACCAGAGCTTGCGAAGCAGCAGTCTTTGCCACCGAGGTGAGCAATAGCGCCTGACCAAATAGACACCGAGGGCCATCGGCAGAATCACGATCAACAGCACAACCGGCTTGATGATCAGCGCTAGTAAAAAATCTGGCATGTGTCCTCCTGACTAAGCTTCACAGCTTACCACCAACCCGCCCGGGCGACCGAGGCGGGTTTTTATTTGCCAACGCCATGTCACAGTTTCCTTTAGTCGGCGGCGCGTACCAATCGCGCTCGCTGAACCTCGATGCACAGCGCTGCCTCAATCTTTACCCAGTATTGGGCGAATCAGGCACCGCCAAGTCCGTGCGCGCGCTGTTTGGCACGCCGGGCCTGCGCCGGTTGGCTACGCTCGCCGGCGGCGGCATCCGTGGCTTTCACCGACCGTCGACGGGCGACGCCATCGCCGTGGCCGGCTACAACGTCTATCGTGTGACTACCGACTTCACGGCGACGCTTGTGGGGACCATCGATCCTGACGATACGGTCGCATCGATCAAGGACAACGGCACGACGGCTGTACTGGTGACCGGGAATTATGGTTACAAGCTTGACCTGGCCACCAACGTGCTCACGCAGATCACGGACGGCGGATTCTATGGCGGCGCACGCGTCAGCTACAACGACAACGCGTTCGTCTTGGAGCGGCCGGGCACGAACCAGTTCTACATCAGCGCGGCTGACGGCTCCGTATCGTTCGACGCGCTCGACTTCGCCAGTGCCGAGAGCAACGCCGAGCCGATCGTATCGCACATCGTCAACCACGGTCAGATCCTGCTGTTCAAACGCACCGTCACCGAAGTGTGGGGTGACAGCGGCAACCCTGACTTCCCCTATTCCCGTGACGGTAACGCGCTGATTGAGCAGGGCTGCGCTGCTACGCACTCCGTCGTTGACCTGGACAACTCCGTGTTCTGGCTGGGCGAGGACAGGAATGGTCACGGTGTGGTGTGGCGGATGGATGGATACACACCACGCCGTGTGTCGCATGATGGCGTTGAGCAGGCGATCCAGGGCTACAGCGACATTTCGGATGCACGGGCCTATGCCTACCAGCAGGAAGGCGAGACGTTCTATGTGCTGAGCTTCCCGAGCGCGAACGCGACGTGGGTCTATGGCGTGAAGGCCAATCTCTGGCACGAGCGGGCATGGCGCGATCCGGATACAACCGAGTTGAACCGGCACCGCTCTAACTGCCACATGCTGTGGGGCGGCCTGCATGTCGTGGGCGATTGGGAGAACGGCAATCTGTACGCGCTGGACCTTGATTGCTTCGATGACGATGGCGATCCTCTGCTGGCCTTGCGCTCGTCGCCGCATGTGGCTGATGGTGACTATCGCCGGATCCGTTTCCATGGTCTGCAAGTGGACGTCGAAGCCGGCAAAGGCCTGACGACAGGTCAGGGAGACGATCCGCAAATGATGGTGCGCTGGTCCGATGACGGCGGCCATACGTGGAGCAACCTGCGGACGACACCGATGGGCAGGATTGGCCAGTATCGTGCACGCGCACGGTTGCGGCGCCTTGGTGCTGGCCGAGATCGAGTATTCGAGATCTCGATTTCCGACCCGGTAAAACGGGTGATCCTAGGCGCATCCGTCGACGCCGAAGGCATGACACGATGAGCAGCCTTAGCCTTTTCCCGGCTCGTGTGCCGATCGGTACCGTCCAGCTGGATGGCACCGTGTTGATGACGCCTGAATTCGTGCGTGCAATGCGGGCTTTATCGGAGCGCCTGGGCGGCCCGGAGGGCATGGGTAACGATGATCTGGCCATCCTAGCATCGACAGTCGCGGCCTCCAGTTCAGCGCAGGCAGGTGGCATCGAGGATATTGGGGCAACGGCGTCGCCGGACCTATCCGGTCATGTTTCGGCCCTTCAGGCCGAGATTTCGGAGCTCCGCGCGCAGGTCAACCAAGTGGATTTGCTGCGCGCCGAGTTGGCAGAAATGCGCAAGGCAATGGAAGGGATCGAGATTCAAGCGACATGCCGTGATCCCGGCCGTGTCGATTGGGAGCGCCCCGGGAAAATCGGCGCCCTCACCGCGAACTCAGGTGCTTTCACAACTGTGCAATCGAGCGGTGGTGCTGGTTTCAATGGAGCGGCGCCACAAACAGCGGTTGCCTCCGGGGGCGCATTGGCCGCTTATGGGGCTGGCGCAAACGGGTTAGACACCGCTGCACACATGTCTGCCCTGCATGCTCTGGTGGTATCGATCAGGGCGGCACTTGTCGCCAACGGGATCATGTCCTGATAACACAAACTGCTTTCAACAAGGCTCGCTTCTGCGGGCCTTTTTTTATGGGCAAACGAAATGACGATCGCACAAAAAAACATCATCCCTGGCGTCTTGCTGACCGGATCCGCAGCCACGTATTACACGGCACCTACCCTCACCCGCGTACGTATCTGCAATGCCACGCTGACGAACAACAGCGGCGGTGCCGTGGCGTGCACGGTCAACATCGTGACGTCAGGTGACACTGCGGCACTCAAGAATCAGAAGATTTCGGCCCGTTCGATTGCCAGTGGAGAGACCTACACATGTCCTGAGTTGATCGGGCGGATTCTGGAGCCGGGCGATTTCATCTCAGCCTTGGGTTTGAACGTCGCGCTCGACGTGTCCGCATTCACCCAAGTCTAGGGGCTCGCAATGACTACCGTCTTGATGCCCGTCCCGAAACAGCAATACTTCAACTCTACCAACCAGCGCTTCCTTGCCGGTGGCAAGCTTTACACCTATGCGGCCGGCACCACGACTCCGAAGGCAACGTACACCGACTCTGCCGGGCTCATCCCGCAAACGAACCCGATCATCCTCAACGCCCGCGGTGAGCCCGACAGCCCGATTTTCTGGGATGGTGCCTATAAGGTCGTCCTCAAGGATGCTGCTGGCAGCACGATCTACACCGTCGACAACTACAAGTCTGATCCTTTTGGTGTTGTTGCGTTCATCGCCAGCGTCGCTTCTTCGATTGGTTCGTCCCTGGTCGGCTTTATCCAGTCTGGCGCAGGCGCCGTCGCCACCACCATCGCTGAAATCTTTCAGCGCCGCGTCAGCGTGTGGGACTTCATGACAAGTGCGCAGCGCACTGACGCCTTGTCTGGTTCGCCTGTTCTTGACCATGCATCCGCATTCAATGCCGCTATCACGGAGCTTGGTGGGGCTGGTCGCGTCGATGTGCCGCGTAAGCGCACTGCGGTCTACCTGCTTAAGAGCACGGTCAACCTGGGCACGTCCAACTCCGTCGACTCGCAGGTGAGTATCGACATAGAGCCTGGCACGGAAATCAAAGCGACTCTTCCCAATGCAAGCGATGCCGCGTTCAGTCTTAAGAACGTCCCCGGTCATTTCAACAACCAGAGTATCAAGAACCTGCATCTGGTGAGCACGAATGGCAACGGGTATGGCGTGAAGTTCAACGGTCAGTGCTTCGGCGGCCTGGATGACTTCTACATCGAGGGCTTCGGGATTGGCTTGTTCTTCTCAAACGCTGGCACTGGAATCTTCAACGAGTTCATCCGCATGAATCGCGGTGAGTTGCACCTGAACGGCGTCGCGATCCAGATGGACAAGGATGGTGGTACCGATTCGAGTATGCACGGCATCGCATTCAACGATGTCACGATCAACACTGGATCGGGTCAGTATGGCCTGAATCTGACCAACGTCGCTTGGTACAACGCCAACTTCACGTTCCGCATGTTCGCAGCTAATGGACACACGGCGATGATTAACATGGACTGCAATGCGACCACGCTAGGTGTCTACGGCACCGGCAGCATTTCGTGCGAGGGACCGCCAGCAGGTACAGCAATCATCGCTGGTACCGGGCGATTCGTTTTTGATGGTACCGTCAACTTCATGTCGGGCCTGACGGACAATCTGGCATCGTCTAATGCAGCGGACGCTAGTGGCCTGGTCTGCACAAACTACTTCAAGCCACAGGCGTTCGGTTCCAGCGGCTACACAGTCAACGAACTGCGACCTAAGGCGCCGTACACCCCCGGCGCTTTCGGTGGCCCATACGGCTCATTTGCTCGTCTGACTGCATCCAATGTTGAATCGCTCGTCGCGGTGTCCTTTGCCGCGCATGCGAGCGTTCCAGGCAATGGCTTTTATACCGGCTACACCAGTGGCGCATATTCCGCGGCTACGCTCGGAATTTTTCTCTCTAACGACGGCACCGAGATCGCATCCAAGGCAGCGGTAGCCACGCAATGCGCTCTCAAGCACAACGCACAGTACATTCTGCGATTCGACGGCACCGTCAAGACGAACAACTTGGAAGGGTTCCTACTGGGAAGCGGCGGTGCAGCAGTGTATTCGGGTACGGGGAGTCCGGAAGGTGTGGTCACTGCCAGTATTGGGTCGACCTACCAGCGTCGCGATGGTGGCGCATCAACCACTCTCTACGTTAAGGAAACAGGCTCGGGCAATACGGGCTGGAGGGCTGTCTAAATGAAAACCAAAGTTATCCGTGACGCTGCAGGCGCCATCATCAACATCGGCGACTGGGACTACCAAATAGAGCCAATCATGGTCGACGACCTGGGCAAGCCGATCTTCAGTGATGACTGGACAACCATCAAAGGGTACGCACAGAGGCAGATTGGCGAGCGGCCCCGCAACCCGCTCCCGGACGGCGCCTACGAGGACGAAGCTGAGATCGAGGTGGGTCCGGACGGCGGCCTGTACGCGACCGAAGACCATCGCGCTCTGCGTCGTGCGGCCTATCCATCCATTGGCGATCAACTCGACGCCCTGTTCAAGGCCGGGGCATTCCCGCCCGATATGGCCGAACAAATCGCCGCTGTTAAGGCGAAGTACCCGAAGGCCAGCTAATAGCAAACCATCAACCACCACAACCCTGAAAGGAAACACATGAAACAACTGACCATGGCAACCGGCACCGGCGGCGGTAAACAACGACCTGCCGAGCAGAAGGCCGCACCGAAGAAAACCACGCCGACGAAGAAAACGAAATGAACTCGTGGCGCGCTCGTGGGATAGCTGCTTCGTTGATGCTGCTGGCGACGTACGGCCATGGCTGGGCGACCAGGCTGTTGCCAAACGATCCGGTAGACATGCTGCTGTTCCACGGAAGCGCCGCGCTCGTCGATCTTCTTCTGCTGTACCTCGCGCCTGCCGTCCTGAGTGGGCGGCTGTGCGTGGATTCGCAGCGGCTTCTGCTGGCGTCGATAGTCGGGAACGCCGCCGGCTGGCTGCTGTACATGGCATACGCTCCGCCCGTCATTTACAACGTATACATGGTGGCGTTGACGTATGCGCAACTGATGCGCCTTATTTATCCCGACCGCCATGCTGATCCTGTTCGGAGTGATCTGGTTCGCCATCCTGGTTGTATCGGGGGTAGCCGAAATAATTGAAAGACAAAACCATGCAAGAAACCGAAAACGTCAAATCCGCGATTGAGGCTGCGGCGAGCAATCCAACCGTAGCAGCCGCTGTTGCCGCCGGGAACATCTCGATGGGAACGCTCGTATGGTTCGACATCGTTCATGGGCTGCTATCACTGATTTCACTTGGGGTCGGTATTGTGACCGGCCTCGTAATTTTGGGGATCCAACTGATCCGACTCGAAAAAGCCTGGCGTGAGCGCCGTACCGACACCGGGGAGAAGGCATAGTTATGGACCGCGCAAAACTAGCAGCACAGTTGACCATTGATGAAGGGCGCAAGTCGCGCATGTACCTCGACAATGCCAATCCTCCGCGCTGGACGATTGGCGTCGGCTTCAATCTCTCTGACCGAGCATTGCCGGATCCGATCATCGACGCCCTGCTCGACTGGTGCATCGACAACGTGCAGCACGAGCTCGATTCGGCGCTGCCATGGTGGCGCACGATGAACGACACGCGACAGAACGCGCTCGCCAACATGGCGTTTCAGCTAGGTCTCGACAAGCTCCTGAAGTTCAAAAAGACCCTCGACCTGCTCAAGACTGGCCGCTGGGATGACGCCGCAAACGAAGCGCTGGATAGCGATTGGGCACGGCAAGTTCCGAACCGCGCCAAGCGCGTAACCGACATGATCCGTAAAGGGGAATTTTGATGCTTGAACTTGTACCGCTCCTGGCCAATCTGC